GTGATCTATTCGCACAAGATGCTGGAAGCGGTAACGACGGTTCCGGGTGTCGTAACGGCGAAAATGGTCGCCCTTTCCCGCAAGGGTACGGAGGACGAGGATTTTATCCCCATCGACACGATGGCAACCCTGCATGCCGGGTATTTCAACTACACGGAAGACAGCAAGCTGGAAATGGTATCTATAAACGATATTTAGCGTATGAACATTATCCTGAACTTCAAGGAAATTATCCGCCAGTACGTCGCACCGCACCGCAGACAGCCGAACCGCCTTAGGTGGCTTTGGGCGTTGGTGGATTTGGAAAGCGTCTGGGATGCCTTTGCCGCCTGGCGTGATTATTACCGGTACAAGGTACACGTAACAAGCCAGCATAAATCCCTGGAAGGACACCTGAACAAGACGTTCGGCGGCGGCATCCTGATCAAGAGCTACGAGGACCAGTTTCTGGCCATCGGTCTGAACTCGGAACCGGCGCACTGGGTGTTGTTCGAGCCGATGCAGGAAATCGCCCTGGAAGGTGAAGGCGGGCAAAGCTTCCAAGACGTGGACTTTATCGTCTATGTGCCGGAGGGCGTGGACCTGAACCTTGTCCGGGCGGAAATAGAGAGATACAAGATTGCAGACAGAACCTACAAAATAGTAACGAGGAAATGAAACGACATGTACAGGAACCGGGCGTAAGGAAGTGGTCTGGCAACGATCTGCTGGAGCTTCAGGGCGAAGGATTGAGCATTGCCGACGGCTTCTTTTCGCAATACGGCAACTGCGTGATATGCGGCTGCCGGGTAACAGAAAACAGCATCGCCGCCGGGCTGGTGAGTATCGGCGGTATGGTACTTCCGCTCCAGGCGGTGGAAACGGTGGAGGTATTCCCTGTGTATCTGGTGAAGGCGGAGGAACACGTCCAAAGGGAATATGCCGACGACGTGGTGCGCGACATCGCGGTAAGGTATTTCGCCAAAGTGGTACAGGCAAAACCGGAAGACGGGGATTATATCGAAATTACGGAGACCGGCGCGGCCACCTTTTTCGATAAAATTGGCGCGGTATGGCTCACCAATATCTTAAAACAGTTGGGAGATTTGAAGAAAGCGGACAAAACCCTTTCGGAAGCCATCGAACTGTTGAAGAAGGCCGATACCAAAGCCGGAGAACGTATTACCGCGCTGGAAAAGAAAATGCCGTCCTACCTGGACCATATCCCGACGGTAGCGGATGACGGCTACGACATCGGCGTGGAGGTCTGGACGGTGGACGAATACGGGAACAAGACGTTTTGGAAGTGCCACGACAACACGAAAGGCAAAGCGGTATGGAAACGTACCGGCGAGGGTTCGGGCGGTGGCGGTTCCCACAGCGGGGCGGTTTATCTGACCGGGCAGACGAGTTTTACAAAAGCAAGTATAATCATTAAAGAAGGGTATTTGAAATGAGTAACGAATCAGGAACAGGCGTTTACGTCTATCAGCAAATTGTAAAAACAACGGCCGAATGGGAGGCGGACAAGACTGTCCCGGTGGAAAACGTCTGGCTGTTTGAACGCCGCGAGGACGGCAAGATTGTAACCAAACTATCCGACGGCCAGCACTGTTATTCCGACCTTCCGGCCTACGGTTTGTCAGCATGGCAGGCGGCACAGATGGGCGGTTACAAAGGTACGGAAAAAGAGTTTTACGAATCTCTCGGCACGTTCGACGAAAAGATAAAGAAGGTGGAAAGCCTTGTGTCGTCCATGTCCGGCAAATATGCGGAAACCCCGACGTTGGAATCAACTCCAACCGAAGACACGCTAACTTATACGCCGGAGGACAGCGAAGAACCACGTGCCTTCGCCATCGGCCAGCAGTGCCGCGTTTATGAGGCGGAAGAGGAAGATTATGTGTTTTACCAGCTTTACGACATCAAGGTGGGCAAAGCGGACTGGCGTATTGCCGGCAGCGGCGGAACATCCGCCAACCAGGAAAAGGCGGTTATCGCCCTGAGCAGTAACCAGGGCACACCCGATACGGCATTGAACGGGAAAAGGGTAACAGTCAAGTATTCCGAACAGGAACAGACGCTGACGTGGCAGGGCGAGGCTTTGGAGGTGAAGATACCGGCGGGTATGAGTTATGAAGTAAGTGCCGAGGCCGTGGCCGGTTATACCACGCCGCAAAAACAGAGTTTGGTCGCTGTCGGTGGAAACGAGCGCCAGATCGTATTCAGCTATTCCTGCGAGAAAGTAACGGTAAATGTTTCAACCGACGACAGTGCGGACTGTTCCGCCCGTACGGTAACGGTAAAGAAAACCGGCGGCGGCGATGTTCTTGGCACAGGCAAAGGGGCGCAGGTTATCGTTAAGGTTCCTACCGGTACGGGTTACACCGTTTCGGTCGATGCTTATCCCGGTTATACGAAGCCGTCCGAGCAGTCGTTCACAGCCTCCCAACCTGCAAGGTCCGTAGCGATGACGTATGCCCTTATCAAGTCGAACACGATCCACATCGACCAGACGGTGGCTGACCCCGCGACGAAGATAACAGGAGATGTTAACGGTGAGGTGATCCGGTGGATCCGCCAGAACTCGCACCGTGTTTTGGCGAAAAAGACTGCCGAGGGTCAGGTTACTTACTGCCGGCTTAAAGACGATGACGGTACGAAGTACCACGACGGCACCGCCGCCCGGCTCTCTGGAGACGAAGGTGATGTGTTTCTGAAACTGCCGGAGTTTTACTACAAGGGAACGGAAGGGGACCAGGTAGACCTTTGTTTTGCGAAAGAAAAGATCGACGAAAGTTATGTCAAATGGGACAGCAATACATTGATTGGAGTTTACGAGGCATACAGTACCGGCAATAAGGCTTTTTCGCGTAGTGGTTTAGCCAGCACCGGCGGTATCTCTTGTGTGAACTGGAAGGCGTTCGCCCGCGCCCGTGGCAGCGGCTACCAGATAGTGGACTGGCAGATGCACTGCGTGCTGGGCTGCCTTTACTATGCGATGTATGGAAACACGAATTGCCAGGCGGAAATCGGTTTGGGAACAAGTAGCTATACGAAGGACACGGGCCAGACCGACGCTCTTGGAATGGAAGACACGAAAGCTTCAACAAACGGGAACAGCCAGAGCATCAATTTCTGGGGATTGGAAAACTGGTGGGGCAACAAATGGGAATGGATAGACGATTATATCAATCCTGCAGGCGAACTCACAGCGACGGTGAATGATCCGGTGAATGGCGGCACACGTCCTCTTCCGATTACGAGTTTCAATGGCTGGTATGTAAAGAAAATGAAGTTTGGTAGATACCTAGACCTGATAAATTCGGAAGTAGACAGCGAGCGCGGAACAGATTCAACTTACTATTGCGATTACCAATGGTGGCCCACTGGCACAACCACCAATCCCCGTGCGCTGCTCCGTTCCAGCGATTCCTCGCATCCGGATGGCAGTGTTGCGTACGCGTATGCGAACAACGCTTCGTCGTACACGAGCTCGACCTACGGTTCGCGTCTCGCCTTCAGGGGCGTATGCCGCGAAGCGGAAAGCGTGGAAGCGTTCAAGTCATTACCCGTATTGTGAAAATAAACAAGATTAGCAACCCTATCGAACCGGGGCGAAGCCCCGTCGATATTAAAAAAGATTCCTATGAAAAGATATCAAGGCTCTCGCGGCCTCCCTTTAGTAGAATGTTTGAATGCCCGTCTAGGCAAGTACCGAATCCGTTGGGACGTCCAGATGGAAGATACGGAAAGCGAGTCCGTATCCTTCGTAGAAACCGACTTTCCGTATAAACCCACGCCCGAAGACGTGGAACGATCTATTGCCGAGAGCGGGCTTGATGCGGCCTCGGAGGAGCTGTCCCAAATGGCTGCCCTTTTAGGGTATGAACCGGAGGAATGGGATAGACGCATGGAATCCGGCCGCAAAAACCGCATTGCCTCCGACCCTCATGCGCAAGTCATGATGCTTTTAAGACGCGAGCGCATGCTGAAGACGGATATCCCGGATGAAGAGGTGCTGGAAACCCCGGCGACGTTCGTCACCTTCGAGGAATTATGCAAACGAGGCGAACCGGTGGAAAAAGGTGTCGCGCTGCGCTACCACAACAAGATGTGGCGGGTGGTACAGACCCATGTCCCGCAAGGCATCTATCCCCCCGGAAAAGGTACGGAATCGCTCTACAACCGCATCGAACCCGGCCATGCCGGAACCATCGATGACCCGATTCCCTATGAAAAGCCGATGGTGGTTTATTCCGGCAAGTATTACGTCTTTGATGGGCAATTGTACCGTTGCACCCGCGACAGCGGCGATGCCTTGCAGTATAATCCCCCTGAATTGATCGGGCAATATTTCGAAGCGGTGGAGCAGTAGCCTTAGGAAAAGTCGGAGGGGCGAAAAGAAAGCCCCCGGCTGTCAATAGTCATCTCACCTACATATTAACGAATAGCACAACCGTGTGTGCGACCGGGGGCTGTATACCTTTGGCCACACACGATTGTGCTATTCATTTTGTAAGTGAGATAATGCAAAGTTAGTTTAAAATTTGAGACTATGACAGTATTCGAGGTACTTTCTTTTCATAAATGGCTGTTCCGGCAGCTTGACGATGCCGGAATAAAAACGGAAGACTTCCGTTTTATCGATCTGTATGACGACTACAGGAGACTGAAACGGGAGGGGAACAAGAAGACGTATATCGTGGCGGTTCTCGCCGAGAAGTACGGCGTTTCGGAAAGGACGGTGTACGGTGTGATCCGGCGGTTGTCGGAAGAGTGCAGGATATGAAAAAACGGGGAAAGGGGCCATCCCCGGCCCCTTCTTTTCAGGTAAACTTGTACTTGGTTATTTTCCCCATCTGGACGCGCTTGATGGTCGTTTCCACGGGGAAATAATCACCTTCGCGCATCTGGTCGAGCAGGTTTTTCATCTCTTCCGAGTTGGTGAAAAACTTCTTGTCCTCGCCGCCCGCCTTGATTTTGACCAGGTAGCGGTCCTCGCCTTCCTTTGTCTTGATCCCGGTCTCGAAATCTTCCAGTACGATCGGGACGTTCACGATGTCCCCGATAGGCACGATGGGACAGTCGAACCGCTTTTTCCCGTCGGCCGGTTCCCATTTTAAATTCAGATCGCCAAACTTTCTCATGTCACTCATTCTAATGTTCGTTATACTATAAAACAGGTGGTTCGCGTCGGCGTGCTTGCAAATGCCGTAGAAGGAGGCGAGCAGTTCCCGTTTCCTTCGGCGGCTTTTTACCCGCTTCCACCGGCGGGCGAACCGTTTCTTGATATGTTTTCTGATTCTTACATGGGTCGGATAGGTTATATATCCTAAAAAGTCGATGCCCCGGTCCGCCACGCGAAAGACCTGCTCGTTGCCCTTTATCTCCAGCCCGGCCTTTTCGACCTGCCCGTGTATGACGGCGACTACGGGTTCCAATGCTTCCGGTGAACCGGCCTGCGTTACTTTGTCATCGCAATACCGGCGATAGTACTGCACCCCGCATTCGTCTTTTATGACATGGTCGAGATAATAGGACAGGATCAGGTTGCCCAGGAACTGCGAGGATCGCAGCCCGATGCTCAGACCTTCCGGCAGCATGGTGATGCAGCAGTCCAGTATGGCAAGCAGCCTCTTGTCCTTGATGAAACGGCGTATGACGTACATCATGGCTTTCTGGCTGATGCTTTGGTAGAACTTGCGGATATCGCATTTGTAAACCCATGCCGTGCCTTCCGGGTCGGCCGCCATGTCGCGCCTCATCCGCTCCAGAAGGTAATGACCGCCCCGGCCCTTTATGCTGGCGGCCGTGTCCTTGATAAGACGCGAATGCAGTTTCCTTTCGACCACCCTCATGATCGCGTTAAGGGCGATACGGTCCTTCATGGGAATGCACTGGATGGTCCGTTCCTTTCCCCGTTCGCAGACGGTGAACTCCCTGTAGCCGGAAATGCGGAACGAGCCGTCGGAGATTCGCCGGACGAGCTCATCGATGACCTTTTCCCGACGGCGCAAAAGACGGCGGCCCTCCGGGCTTCGCTTGCGCCTTTTGCCACGCAGGACGTAGTCGAAGGACTCCTCCATGTTGCCCCGGTCTATGACCTCTTCGATGACGTAACCAATCCTTTTCATGTTTTGAACCAGTAATAACAGTCCTTCAGTTTCGCGGCGTATCTTTTTCGAGAATCCCCTAAAAAGGGAAACCTACTAAACATCATGGCCGCAGCGCGGTGATTTTTTGCCTCCTGTTTCAGATGATATGCAGGTTTGGCATGGCTCATTTTCCCGGAAGCGGTTTTCGCGGACACGTCCGCCGCCATCGTGGGTTCCGAATATCTTCTGTAAAGCCGTACTGAAACCGGCTTTTGCGCTATGTTCTTTTCTGTTTGCGAGACGCGAACCGTAGGTCGTGTTCGTGTTCGACGAAGCGTTGTTCGCATTCGCGTACGCAACACTGCCATTCGGATTCGAGGAATCGTTGGAACGGAGCAGCGCACGGGGTGGAAAATTCCGCCAAAAGCCAGGTAAAACCCGGCTTCGGCGGCAAAGTTAAGGCTTTTAACAAAGGTTACAACAATAAATACTCTAATTAATAATTAGTGGAAAATACTTTTTGTCGGTCATACGTTTTTTTCGTGAATTTGCAAAAACGATGCAGCGTAATCTTTGGGGTAAAAATATGTTCTGTTTTCTCTTTTATCCAACTTTGCAAAGCACAAAAACAAAAGCAGAATATGGAGATTTATAAAAAGACAACTTTAGGCAACTTGATAATAAAAGAAGTTCCGAAGGCTTTGGCTAAAGAATTGGTGATTGAACATCATTATTCACACAAATGGAACGCTGGAGGCTTTGGCAAGTTCAATTATGGTATATTCAGAGAGGAGGAACCGGATAAATGTTTAGGAGTTGCGGTGTATGGCTTGATGAAAAACCCTTATGCAAAAATATTTAGCCATCCTAATCCTTCTGCCTGGATGTGCGAATTAAATCGGATGTGGATAGACGATGTTTTGGGACATAATGCAGAAAGCATTCTTATTGCTGCTTCTATCAAGCTGTTAAGAAAGACTGATCCCACATGTGTGGCAATACAAAGTTTTGCTGACGGACGGTTAGGTTGTGGAACCATCTACAAAGCGGCCAATTTTACTTACTATGGCTTTCACTATACTACATTTTGCCGAAATAAAAGGTCTGGAGAGGTCATACATGAACAGATACTAACAAACAGCACATCGCCAACCGGTTATTTACGGGCGAATATTGCATTTCTGATAGGCGACTTAGAGATATTCAGGGTAAAGACATACAGGTACATTTATCCGCTTTGTAAAAAGTTCAAATTCTGCCGTGAGCCGCAACCTTATCCGGCATACGATAAAGGCGAGGAGCTTATTCAATGGGAACGCAACACAGACAAAATCAAATCCAATATCATAAGGCTGCTTGATAAAGTAGCTGCCTAAAGTTAGGCACACCTGACTCGCTCTATTTGTTATAAAGGTAGTAATATTACCTGATATATGCAAATCTTAGAATGACTCTTTCAATGTAAAAAAGTTAAATTTCAATGGCACTAAAACAGTATTTCAATATCGTTTTAGTGCCATTGAAATTTATACCAAAACGAACCGCTTCGTTTTGGCAAACTATAAAAATACCGAACCGCTTCGTTTTGAAAATTTGTACGGGTGGTTTTGCGGATTATAAAAAGACAA